GGACAAATGTTTGTATCCATGTTCACCGAAATTGCTGACCGTGTATTAGATCCGTTTAACACGTCAAGCATTTATTACAACACGTCAACCGATCAGCCGGGTCTAGGGCCGTTACGTCCGATCAGGCTCAGTCGAGAGGGCGAGTATTTGTTTGTAGGCAAAGTTATTAGTTATCAACAGAATTATGTGTTGGGCGGGTTGACACGGTACGGCGTGGCGGCAGCCGACGACATATACACACTTGCCCAAGCGGTATTGCCTGAAACTACCCCAGCGGTGCAAACATCGGCGGCGCGCCTATCGGCGGTACTTGCGTTAATCCCGTACACAGGGACAACAAGTATCACGGCGACACCGACTGCGACGCTAGGCGATTTTGTTATCCCCGAAGGCACGAACGTCAACACGTATGTCAACCGCATTAACCAAGCCGAGCAGGGACGCATCTTTGTTGACCGTGACGGCGTACTTGTAATGCAACCGAGGATTGGCAACACACTTAACGCACCGACCGTCACCTATAACGACACCGGCACACAAACAAAATACGACGTACTTGGTGTTGAGTTTGACCAGCAAGCAATCATTAACCAAGCGACCGTGCAAATTGAGGTTGGCGGGACTGCACAAACAGCGTCCGACGCTGCATCTATTGCCGAGTATTTTACGCAGGCTTTAGCGATCACAGACAGTTTGCTATCAAGTGACGCGCAGGCGTTGGCCTTAGCCGACTATTTGTTGGACGGTACACCTACGCCACGGTTTACGTCTATTAGTACGACGTTTGCAAGTTTGACGACACCGCAAAAAGATTTGTTAGCGCCGATAGATATTGGTGAGGTTGTGCAACTTACTAAAACGTTTACGACTGGTACACCGTTAAGCATTACGCAGGATCTAGCAGTCGAGGGCGTAGATCATGATATAAACGTGAGTACCGGGCATCGGGTTACGATTTATACAAGCCAAACGACGGTGTTGAACGACCTTATTTTGGACGACATTACGTATGGCACACTTGATACAAACAATGCGATAAGTTAGGGGACACTATGGCGATACAAACTTTTGTTGCAAGCACAGTTTTGACGGCGGCGCAAATGAACGCGTTGCAGGCAAACGACTATAACCAGACGGTCTCAACTAAGACTGCTAGTTACACTTTGGTTGCTGCCGATAAGGGCACTCGAATTGTGATGAACTCTGCGAGCGCAACCACGATCACGGTAAATACAAGTTTGTTTGCTGCGGGTGACACTTTGTTTTTACAGAATATTGGTGCTGGTACTTGCACTATTACGGCTGGTACGGCGACTGTTACTACTTCGGGTTCGTTGGCGTTGGCACAATGGGGGGGTGGCACGCTTTATTTTACGAGTGCTAGTGCTGCAATTTTTTTTAATGCAGTTGGCGCTAGTTATGGCGTTGCTACGGGTGGTAGTTCAAGTTCTATAACTGTTGGTGGTCAGGCGTACACGCTATTAACTTTTACAAGCGACACCAATCTCGTTGTTTCTAAAGCAGGTTTGTTTGATGTGTTATGTATTGGTGCTGGTGGATCGGGCGGTTCGCAAGATACAACAGGCGTTTATTCTGGTGGTGGTGGCGCTGGTGCAGTTATAGAAACAACAATAAATTTATCGGCTGCTACGCACGCGGTTACTATTGGTGCTGGTGGGGCGACTGTCGCAGCGCGTCAAGGGCGCGAAGGCGGTGGAACAAATATCGGTGCAAACAAAATTGGTTGCACAGGTGGCGGTGGCGGTACGGGCTACGGCGGTGGCGTTGGCTTTCAGTCGTCTGGCGGTGGATCGGGCGGCGGCGGCAACGATTACCCCACAAAATCTGAAGGGTCTAATGGAACTGTTGGTCTAGGTAAAAATGGTGGTACAGCGACTTCAACTGGTGGCACGCGAGGCGCAGGTGGCGGCGGATTTACACAAGACGGGCAATTAGGGAGCGGTACGACTGGCGGCGCTGGTGGCGCTGGTTATGATGTTTCAACCTTTATAGGTGCTGGTAGCGCACTATATAAGGCTGGTGGGGGTGGCGGCGCAGGTTCTGTAACGGGTGGCGCTGGCGGTAGTTCAGTTGGCGGCGCTGGTGGCGCTGGCGCTGGCGGCGTAAATGCTGCCGCTAATACTGGTTCAGGTGGCGGGTCATCAGGCGCAAACGCGGTAGGCGGCATAGGTGGAAGCGGAATTATTTATGTCAGGTTCAAGGTCTAACAATGGAAGCACAATACTTCGCACAAATTAACAATGAAAATGTTGTTTTACAAGTTGCAGTAGTGCAACAAGAATTTTTGGAAGCAAACCCCGAGCGTTACTCAGGTGTATGGGTAGAAACTTTCATAGGCGTAGAGGGCAAAACATATGCTGGCATAGGGTTTATTTATATTGCAGAAACAGAAAATTTTATACCGCCCCCACCAGTTATACCATAATGTCAAAAGCACGCAGGCAGATAGGCGACCAGTCAACCAAAGGCGCACTACTCGGCTTATGCGTCTACGGTATGGTCAAACAAGATTTTGACCCGATGCTCATCGCGTTACTCGTACCGATCATCAGCGCCATATTCGCATGGATATCAACAAAAATTGGCGACCCAGAATTGGCGTGCTTGTTTATAGATAAACCTGATAAATGAAATACGTTGTCACGTCAGCGCCAATAGTTGCGTCGCCGTTGGCAGGTATGAACGAATGGGTTAAACAAGCAGTACGACACAGCAACAGATCACTTTGGAATAACGGCACATTTGTTTTGCGTGACGTACGCAAACGACCCGGCGTAGTCAGCAACCATAGTCGAGGGCTAGCAGTAGATCTTTCGTACCGTTGGCAAGCACAAAAAAATGTTGGCCGCAAAGACGGACGCAAAATATCGTTGGCCTTTATTGTCAAATGTTTACAAAACGCGGACACGTTAGGCATACAACTTGTCATTGACTACGCGTTGCAACGATCGTGGAAATGTGATCGTGCAACATGGCAACCGTTACCGTCCGTAGAGCAAGGCGACTGGTATCACGTTGAGATAAACCCGACCGTTGCGAACGATCCGATCTTGGCTAAAGCAGGCTGGGTAACAGTATTTGGGGTATCCCCCACAGGTGCGCCACAACTCACGTAGGCTTATTTACCTACCGAGAAAGTAGGTCAATATGACACTCATCAGCAAAACCGTCATCACACTAATTATCAGCGTTATGGGCGTGTTTGTGTTTCACAAACCGCCAGCACCAACCCCAGCCGAAAAGGTCATCCGCTACGAATACACCGTAGACGCAGTCCCAGTACCACAGATACCCGTAACGACGCTCACAACGCAACCTAGTGCGCCTAAAACCCTATGCGAGCAGGTATTTGACACCGCCAAAGCAATTGGCTGGCCTACCGACCAACTCGGCATGGTCGTCGCAATTGCGCAGCGCGAGTCACGATGTCAACCAGACGCGTTTAACCCAAAAGACCCAAATGGCGGTAGTCATGGCATCATGCAAATTAACGGGTTTTGGTGTCAGCCTTCGAGGTACTGGCCGAACGGCTACTTGCAGGCATACGGCCTACTAACCAGTTGCACCGATCTTTATGACCGTGAAACAAACCTGCGCGCGGCGCTGGCTATCTACCGATACTCAAACGGGTGGCGCGCGTGGTCACTCTAAAACATTTTATGGTGGCGTGTTTACTTACCGCGTACACCGTCACGATATGGTACTTTACTAAACGACGACACAACTAAAAGGATAAACAATGACCGGGAACATTGACGCATTTGGTAATGACATGGCGCAACTTAAAGCGCTTATGCAAGTCATTGACGAAATAACGCAACACAAAGTACCGCAATATGAGATGCACGAACTTACGTCTAAAAGTGCGTTGCGCGAATTGCAGTTTTTAATAGATGATTGCAACGCATTAGACGACAGCGACATGATCGACACACTTAACCAAACACGGATAGAAATAAAATATCTTTGCAGCATCGTTAACGATTTACGCGAACGGTTACGAGAAAACGAAACAGAAATACGCCGACTAGAAAACCAAGTACACCGTGCTAATTAAACAACTCACGATATTTGACGCAATAAAAGAACGTGACGAAGCCATTGCAAGCATTGAGCGCAACACAAATGAAACATTTACACAATGTGCGCGTCAAGCGATATTAAACGTAGGTCGTATGCGACAACGATTTTGTAGTGATGACGTATGGGACTGGTTAAGCAATCACAACAGCGTTGAGGCGCACGACAACCGCGCACTAGGTGCAGTTATGTCAAAGTTGCATAAAGAAAAAATAATTAAACCGACCGGCGATTACGTACCGTCAAAACGTCGTCACATGTCGCCAATAAGAGTGTGGCAACTTTTATGAACAACTTTATGGACAACTACGTTGACGTAGCGACACGCCTAAAACTTGCATTTGAGCGCTGGCCTGAATTACGCATACAAGAAACACACCGCGAAGTAATAGAGATGCCCGACAAAACTTGCTTTATACGTTGCGTTGTAACTATTTGGCGTACTGCTGACGA